ATAACCCAGCGGGTTCACGGGTTCATCGAATCAATTGAGCCACGGATTCGGGTTACCCAGCGGGTTCACGGGTTTATTGAACCCGCTGGGTCGCGGGTTCGCGGTGCCCCGTGACGCTGGATTCGCCGGCGATTCTGGCGCGCGGATTCTTGGCCGATGGGGTGGGTGGGGTCCCGAGGCCCACCGGTCCCGGCGACGGAGGCACCGCGAACAAAATTTTTATTTTTTCAAATTAACCCTAGACCCAGTGGGTTCCATTAACTCCACAACTTCTAATGATTCACATAACTCAAAACTTGTGGTAGATTCACGGCACAGTGATACACCAAGACGCATGGGGATTGGCTTTTGCAGAAGTTCCGAAAGGGTGGGGTGGGTTTTATGACCGAGTAACGCCCTACAGTCTCCAGTCGTGTTGGTGTGCAGTAATGCCTAATCCAGTTAAGTGGGTGAGTTGGCACACGCGATCAGTATCTGGTATGCCCTGAGCCTTGCAAGGACACCAACACCCCACATCGAATTTGTGGTAGATTCACGGCACTATGGAAACAAGGAATATCCAATCCGTAGGCGCAGTTGTCACACCCGTCCAAAATGTCAGCAACGGTGACAACATCGAACTGCCCCAGTGGCTATCTGTGCCTGACCCCAAGCCACTCGCACCATCTCGTGCGATGCGTGACCTTGTTCACTCCCAATATGAAAACATCTTCGAGCGTGTGATCGAGCAGATTTACCGTGGACGCTCGTTGTCCTCGTTGCTCCAAGATGACCCGCGTGAGATCAACTATGAAGACTTCCTTCGTTGGATCAAGCGCGACCCCGTGCGCCATGAACGGTTCAAAGAAGCGCAAGAGTCGCGAACAGAATTCATTGCAGGCGAGATTCTCGACATATCCGATGCCGAGGACAGTATCGAGGATGTGCAGCGATCCAAGTTACGCATTGACACGCGCAAGTGGTTGATGAGTGCTTGGAACAGGAAACGCTACGGTGAGACAAAGACCGTTGAGATGGCCGGATCGATCAGTGTTATTGGCGCGCTGACTGCGGCCCGTGAGCGCATGATCGAGGGTGAGGTTGTAGATGTGACACCAAAGGAGATTGAATGATAACAATCGTATTGATGTTAGTGGGGTTGATCCTGTTGGACTGGCTCCTTGATGCTTGGTTCGAGTAATGCAGCGACCCATTTACTCGCCTGAAGAAGAGCAACTGCTGATGACGCAGCTTTGGAGTCCGCAGGTTGCGGATGACCCAGAGAACTTCGTCATGTTCTGTTTCCCATGGGGTCAAGCCAACACACCCCTTGAGAAGTTCAAAGGACCACGCGCATGGCAGCGGCGATCCCTGCGTCGTATCGCTGAGTTCATCAAGACCAACAAGGGCAAACTCGCCAACGATGAACTCATCGATGCGATGCGCCGAGCCGTGTCCTCTGGTCGCGGGGTGGGGAAGTCAGCCCTTGTGTCATGGCTCGTGCTGTGGATGCTGACAACCAGAATTGGCTCAAGTGTGGTCGTGTCCGCTAACAGCGAGACACAGTTAAGAACAGTCACATGGGGTGAGTTGACCAAGTGGGCCACCATGGCGCTCAACTCGCACTGGTGGGAGCCGTCAGCCACTAAGCTAGCACCCGCGTCGTGGTTGACCGACCTTGTCGAGCGTGATCTCAAGAAGGGCACACGCTACTGGGGTGCCGAGGGTAAGCTGTGGAGCGAAGAGAACCCAGACGCCTACGCCGGTGTGCACAACATGGACGGCATGATGGTGATCTTCGATGAAGCATCGGGTATCCCTGATGGCATCTGGTCAGTGGCCGCTGGCTTCTTTACAGAGAACATCTTGGATCGCTACTGGTTCGCGTTCTCCAACGGTCGCCGCAACACCGGGTACTTTTACGAAGCGGTAGACGGTAACAAGCGGGACTTTTGGGAAAGCGAGAAGATCGACGCACGCACCGTCGAGGGCACCGACAAGTCGATCTATGAACAGATCATCGCTGAGTACGGCGAAGACTCAGACGAGGCCCGCGTCGAGGTCTATGGCGACTTCCCCAAGAGTGGCGATGACCAGTTCATCATGCCCTCGGTGGTAGACGACGCCATGAAGCGACCCAAGTACAAAGACATGACCGCACCCATCGTACTCGGCGTGGACCCCGCACGCGGCGGCATGGACAGCACCGTCATCGTAGCCCGCCAAGGGCGTGACATCTTGGCCATCAGACGGTTCAAAGGCGACGACACCATGACCACCGTGGGCCATGTGATCGATGCCATCGAGGAGTTCAAACCCACCCTGACAGCCATCGACGAGGGTGGCCTTGGCTACGGCATACTTGACAGATTGACCGAGCAGCGGTACAAAGTGCGCGGGGTGAACTTTGGCTGGAAAGCCAAGAACCCTGTGATGTGGGGCAACAAGCGAGCCGAGATGTGGGGTGCCATGCGTGAGTGGTTAAAGACCGCAGCACTGCCGCAAGACAGACAGTTGAAAGCTGACCTGATCGGACCGATGAAAAAGCCCAACTCCGCAGGCACCATATTTTTGGAAGGGAAGAAGGAAATGAAAGCGCGCGGACTTGCGTCACCCGATGCCGCTGATGCACTCGCTGTCACTTTCGCGTTCCCTGTAGCACATCGGGAGTACAATCCCCGAACAACCGAACGGCGCAACGCTCAAAACGGCACCGTTGCAACATCATGGATGGGGGCTTAACATGGCAACAAAACCCGGACTCTACGCAAACATTCACGCTAAACGTGAGCGCATCGCCGCTGGCTCCAAAGAGAAGATGAGAAGCCCCGGCGACAAGGGTGCACCCACCGCCAAGGCATTCAAAGAATCGGCCAAAACGGCCAAAAAGGGGAAATAAATGGCAAATACTAAACCAATCGGTGTGGCTTATGAAGATCAAGACATCATAAATGCCGACCGTGTGCAAGCCACATCAATTGCCAGCACAGGCACCATTGGCTACGCCGCTGGTGCATACGACATCGTTACCCAAACCAACAACAAAACCACGGCTGTGACAATCAACACACCGTCGGGTCAGATCATCACCGCCAACTCGCAACTTGCGCCCAGCGCGCAGGCTGTGTTTGTTGTTACTTGCAGCGCAGTGAGCACCAAGGATGTTGTGGTCATCAGCCCTGCTTCTGGTGGCACCGTGGGTGCGTACAACATTTTCATTGCGGCGATTGACAATGGCTCGTTCACGGTGGTGATTAAGAACTCCACCAACAATGCGTACAGTGAAGCCATTCACTTGAACTACGCCATTCTTCACACTGCGACTTAATATGCCACTCGTCAAGTCTGCCAGCAAGAACGCGTTTCGCGCAAACGTAAAAGCCGAAGTCAAAGCCGGTAAACCGGTCAAGCAGGCCGTCGCCATCGCGTATTCAGTCAAACGCGAAGCCCAAAAACCAGCCCCGAAAAGTAAAAAATGAGCCTCAACGCAATGCAAAATTGCCTCATCATCGAACCCGATGTTGAGAAGCATGAACTCTTTATCATCCCACCCGGCGACAAAATGGAAACAGGCATTGTTGTGTCCGTTGGCCCAGATTGCACAGACGTTGCAGTTGGCGACCACGTATACTTTGGCGTGGGGCAGGAATTCAAGTACGAAAACAAAGACTACATTGTCATTCGTGAACCTCACGTCTTAGGAGTTTTAGAACATGGCTGATCCAACAGGAATGGCGGCTGCTGCGGCGGTTGCAGTAGGCGGCTCTGCCAGAGATAAAAGCGATGCGGATGTTTTGGCCACCGCACGCACGCGCCTTGACATGGCGATCTCGGCGTTGTCTGACTCGCGTGAAGACGAACTCGACGACCTGCGGTTCTATGCCGCGTCCCCCGACAACCAGTGGCAGTGGCCTGCCGATGTGCTTGCTACGCGCGGCGCGGTGCAGGGTCAAACGATCAACGCACGCCCCTGCTTGACCATCAACAAGCTGCCACAGCACGTTCACCAAGTCACCAACGAGCAGCGCCAGAACCGCCCACAACCCAAAGTCATCCCTGCTGACGATGCAGCCGATGAAGAGGTGGCAGAGGTCTACAACGGCGTGATTCGTCACATCGAGTACATCTCTGACGCCGACGTGGCCTACGACACAGCGTGCGAAAACCAAGTGGCATACGGTGAAGGCTACGTGCGTATCCTGACCGAGTATTGCGACGAGAGAACGTTCGACCAAGACATCAAGATTGGCCGCATCCGCAACAGTTTCAGCGTCTACATGGACCCACTGATTCAAGACCCCTGCGGTGCAGACGCCGAATGGTGCTTTATCACTGAGGACTTGCCGCTCAAAGAGTATGAGCGCATGTACCCCAAGTCGGCACCCATCACCACCTTGCAAACACTCGGTGTTGGTGACCAAGGAATTTCTCAGTGGATCAACGAAAACACCGTTCGCATCGCTGAATACTTCTACAAAGAGTACACCAACGAAACACTGAACCTGTACCCCGGCAACGTGACCGCATTTGAGGGCACACCCGAGGACAAAATGCTGAAAATGCAGTTTGGTGAGCCTTTGAAAAAGCGCAAATCCGAGCGTTGCAAGGTCAAATGGCTCAAGATCAACGGTTACGAGATTCTTGAGCAATCCGATTGGGCTGGTGCCCACATTCCCGTGATTCGCTGCGTTGGCAACGAATACGAGGTCGATGGTCAACTGTATGTGTCTGGTTTGGTGCGAAACGCCAAAGATGCACAGCGCATGTACAACTACTGGGTGTCGCAAGAAGCCGAAATGCTGGCTTTGGCACCCAAGGCACCCTTCATCGGCTACGGTGGCCAGTTTGAGGGCTACGAGATGCAGTGGAAGACTGCCAATACGACCAATTGGCCGTATTTGGAGGTCAATCCAGACGTCACAGATGGCCAAGGTGCTGTTTTGCCGCTGCCACAGCGTGCACAGCCCCCAATGGCCTCATCGGGCCTCTTGCAAGCCAAGGCTGGCGCGTC